TGCTTGATTAAATAGATTAATAAACTAAAGAAAGAATTAAAGATATAAAGAAATAAAGATAACTTGGCTAAATAAAATAATAAATTTTTTATTAATTAAGCGTACAACTTGGACAACTCATCACAAAACACAGAGTTTTAATACAACTCTCTGTATTTATATAAGGGCATAAGGCAATGAGTTCCTCATTGTAACAATTTTCACAACATCTATACAGACACATCATAAGATTTTAGCTTTAAGATCTTCAAGATCTTTAGTTATGTCTTTTAGCTCTTCAGTATTAGTTGTGAGTTCAAAAATTTGTTCAATTCTTTTTAAAATTGATTGTTTAACAGTGGTAACGGCAGGTAATAGATCAGTATCGTCAATGTTTTCTACTATACAGGCTATCAAATCAAATTCAAATTCAATCTTAGTACTCCAAGTATTTGGCTGATTCGCATATACTTTCAGCAATCTCTTTAAAAGTGGGGTTATAGCTTCGATCGTTGTTTCCTTGCAATGTTTCTGAATCTCCTTGATCCTCGAATCGATCATCGATTTCCTCGCTCCACTGTCCATCAGTTAATTTATAATGACTTCTTGGTAACAAATTATTATATGAAAAAGTGACGTGTTTATCTTCAACTGATCTAAACAAATTATGAAAAGCTTCAGTACTAATGTACACCTCTCTCAATCCATCATCTGAATTATTAACAAATTCAGCATACGTCATTTTCTTATAATTATGTAAAAAATCAAATAAAATTGTCATATCATTAATCGTCATGTTATGTTTTTCTGCGTTTATACCTATAGTCAAATGTTTCATAAATTCTGATGAGATACCTCTCTTCAACAATTCACTAACTGACGTTTGATATTCTTCAAATTTATCTTTATCTGTTATTATTTTAGAAAACACTTTAGCTGAAATACGAATCAAATCTGGAACGAAGCCTTCTGGCGTGCAAATATAACCAATAAAATCAGGTAAATCACATTTATTAAACTTTAACTTTTGAGGAGAAACAGTTTTAAATATTTCACACATAATTTCATCTAATTCTATTTTATTGGCGAAAGCTCCGACATCATCACCTTTAACAACTACAGCTTTAATACCTTTCATCTTAACGAGATTACACCAAATAATTAATGAGTTCAAAGAATTACCAGCTAAAGTTCCTGCTTGACCTGATGTTTGCATCGTTTCGCACAACATACTGAAAACTTTCGGTGCAATCAATGTATACTTCTCTCGAATATTACGATACCATTTGATAAAAGATTTTGGCATTCCAATACGTTTCATAAAAATAAGTTCTAAATAAAGCATAAAATTGTTGTAACCTGAATCCTGCTCAGTTATATCGCCAGTTGCTTTATCTAAACTATCCCAATTCTCATTTTTAATTAAATTCTTCAACATTAGTCCATATTCAGAATCATCCTGACCATTAGCCATTATAATATATTCATTTATGATCCGTGGATCTTTAAACATTTGCATGATAGTTCTGAACCAAGGTCCATTAGCC